CAACCAGGTTATGGTGGTACAGGAGAAATGGGCGAATTAGGCGAAGAAGCTAAACCTACTCATCAAGCTAAAATGCTAGAGCATTTACATCATTTAGAAGAATGCGCTAATGGTTGGGCTGCTACAGGACATGAAGCTGCTCCTCTAGCTTTAGAAGCCATACACCACTTAAAAGAGTTTGTGCAAGAATGCTCTTACTGAGCAGTTAGTATATTCCAAACCATATTCTTGTCGACTCCTTGCGGCATTAACCCCCAGGCTCTACGCATATCGCCAGAGTGTAGATATGTTCTGAACTCTGTACCTGAACCTAAACGAGGTGTTGGTCTTATATTGACCTTAGCTAAATTTTCTGCGTACTTTGCTATATTGTCATAGCGTCCTGCATCTTCAGCATCGCTGTAAAGGTTAACAGTAATCTTATTAGCATCAGGAGAGCCGTTTAAAGTAGCAACATATTCATACGTTGTACGTACTGGCGATACTTCTGCTTCTACAATGTGTATTTTAGCTCTATACTGTTCAAGTAACGGCGCATATAGTCTCCATACGGCTAGCTTTTTTTCTAGCGTTATACCAGAATTATCTCTATCTGTTCTAGAAACAATAATATAAACATCGTCGTTTTCTTTTGCAGCCATTTTAGCTGCTTCAAAGTGACCAATATGAGGAGGGTTAAAACCACCACCGAAGAACCCTACACTGTATGTTCTTTCTGTTGGTTGTTCGTCTTCAGTAACTTGCTCAGCAGGCTTTCTGCCACGCTCACCAGCATATAAAAAGTTATTTGCGCTAAAATTTAACCTATCTACGATCTTTACTTGGTTAGGTGTATCTCCAATATACAATACATGTCCTTCTCCAGGAGCAGAAACATATGCATCTCCAACAGGAATAAACGAATACATTCCTTTTAATTTGCCTTCAGCATTAGCTAATAAATTCTGGAATATTAGCTTAATGCGTATCATATCGTAAGTTGCACCTAACAGACCGCTTAATGCTGTTTTATTCTCTAACAAATAGTTATTAAGACTTTCTATTTTCTTTTTAGCGTTAGCTTGTACCTTCGGACTACCAGCAGCTGCTTTTTTGTTAATCTTACCCGCAGCGAACTGGCTAAAGCCTTTTAAGAATTTATCTATATTAAATGTTTCTCCTGAAAGTGCAGCTTTAAACATACCCCCACCAGAACGAACCATATAATTTAAATATTCTCTAAGTTGCGCAACTAATGTTGAATTGCTAACATATTCAGCATCAAACTGATTGCTAATACTATGTATCTGTCTTTTTGAGTCTTCTAATAAACCATGTAAAGTGTTTTTAAGATTTGGATCTAAATGTAAGTTAAGAGTTTTATAATTAGAACCTTCTGCAAATACCCCAGCTCTCTTTAAACTTGTAACTATTCGACTAGTATCTCTACCAGCCATACTTGTAGTAACTCCTTTACCATCGGGGGTAGCATTAATATTAAATGCAGCATGCACTACAATACCTACAGGCGCTTTAGATGCTGATTTATAAAGTTCAGAATTAGGATCAGTCGGTATAGCGTAGGTAATTAAATTAGGTTGAAACGTTAAATAGTTTTGTCCTTCTATTTGCTTTACCTGTGGTGGCCTTGAAGGCGAAAACAGTAAATCCCCTTGATAGGTTAAACCAGAATTGTCATAACCTTGCTTGAGGTAAGGAAATACTGTTTTAAGTACAGCTTTTAAACCAGGTGCTGCATCTTGATATAGTGTATCAACTTCTTGTTCGCTGTGTATTAAGTTAGGGGCCTTACTAAAAACAGACTTAGTAGCAATAAAAAATTGATCGTTGTGTTCAGGTCTTGGATCAATGCCCCAAAATAAAGCCGGTGCACCGTCTACTTTAAGATTAACAGAAGTCTTACTATTAAAGCCTTCAAGATAGGAAGTAAAGCTTTCTACTTGTTCAACAAATTTAGCAAAACCTCTTTTACCTTCTTCAACTGCTAGATCTTCTAAATGTGATAAATGTCTTTTAAGAGTCTCTTCTGTAGGAGATTCCTGCAGCTGTTGCTGCATGTATGTCTTAAAATTTATCATAATGTAGGAGGCTGATAATATTTACTACCAATAAGGTTTAACCCTTTCATTATATTGTAACTATAAATATTTTCAAGTATACCGTTATCTGCATACCACGCACTTAATGACGATACAGATTCAGATAAGGTAGTGTAAAGGCTACCGTCTGTAGGTTGATTCCAGTCTATAAGATTATCAACAGGGGTATCTGTGAAACCTGCATCGTAGTAAAGTACTTTATAATTGTTTAATATAGGTGTTTTTAAACCCCAACCAAAAAACGAACTCAACGGATAAGAAGTAAGAGGGAATGTTAATGAACTAGCAGGCGGAAAATACGCTTGCATGTTATTTGCAGTTATGCTACTATAAGATGTAATTATAGGGACTTCTATTAATTCATAGAAATTAGAATAAAATATATCATTAATTACAAACTTATCCCCAGCAGTAACTGTAGCACTAGCTGCATACGCTGTTAAAGCTGTGCCTAAATTAGTATGCCCTTGTAGTACGTCAAAATTAGTGTCCCATTTTTCTCTAGTACCCCAAAGTCTTTCATGCGGAGCACTAAACAAATCAAACTGCCTCTTTAAAGCGGGTGGTACATTATAGTTGTAATTATCGAAATCAGCATCAATCATACTCGCTAAAGAGTAAAATTGATTTACATTTGAAACATTTACATCTTGTGTATTAGCAACAAAGTTAGCAGTTTTTTCATATGCTGTCGTGCCGTAGTTTTCGGTAGGGTGTATATTATCCCCGCCTAGCGCAGATAAAAACAACATTAAGTTAGTATCTTCTGCAATAAAATCTTGTAAAGCGTATGTTTGTAACTGCTGTCCGTAGTTGAAGTCTTCATTAACTTTACGTACAAAGAATTTTTTATAATAATCAGTTACATTGAAATTATATGTACCGATTAAATCTACTGCAGATAACTGCATTAAAGACGCTCTATTAATAGTATAATGCCCGTTAGCATCTACCGGTGGTTCAACTATTGTATAGAAACCTACCGAGCTTAATAGTAATGTTGCTGTTATATTGCCTGAGGATAAAGCTGCTGAAGATAAAGGTAATGTACTAATTATATTTTTATAATAACCGCCTGTATCTCTATTTAATGAATCGTAACGGCTAAAACTAAACGTAGGAGCATATATAGAGGCTGCTGTTGTTGGTGTTACAAAAGAATATATAGTAGCATTACGAGGCGCAACAGGGTAGTTTAAAAGTACTTTATTATTAAAGTCTGTAGAAGATAGATAAGGCCCGTTTACTGTTGCAAAGAATTGAGTATCAGTATCTGGCCATAAAATAGACGGTAAAGATATACTACCACCGTTTACAGATATACCTAAATGGTCTGCAGATAAATTGCAAATATAAAATTGCGTTGAAAGAAATACAGTACTGTTAGAATAAGACGGTACAGAAATGTCATTAGTATCTTGTACGTTAAACACATTGTTTGTATTGTATACTATCCAGAGAGTGGGTACACTAACTCCGTAATAGTTTAATGATGGTATGTCGTCTATATAATATATGTCTACTGAACCAGTGTAGCCTACTAATATACCACTGGAAGGGTCAGCTGTGGTGTGACCTACTGAATCTATATATACTGGAGAATAGTTAGTTGCTGTTAAAGATGTGACTACATTACCATTAACGTCAGTAAATCTCCAACGAGGTCTTAACTGTGCGTATTTGTTATCTGGAGTAACTACTTCCCATGGCTGAGAAAGAGAATTCTCAGAATAAAAATCAAATACTATATTTTGTAAATTTACATTTGATATATTATATTTGAATGTTAATGGAGTCGACGAATTTAGAGAGCCTGGAGGGCAAGATTGGTAACCATGAAATAATGCTCCTGAAAGTGTAGCAGTGCTACCAGATAAAGCTAAACCAGATAGATCAGGCCAACGAGTAAAATCCCATACTAAGTTATCTTTGACGTAATTATAAACTTTAAAATTATTAGAAAATGTTTGTATAGCGCTACCATCTTTAGGTATAATAGCTAATTTAATTTCATATTGTCCGGGCCAATTATACGATTTAACACTTCCCTGTAAAGCACTACCTGTTACTTGTAATATTTCTTCTTCTGTATTATCTCCGTAATATAAAAATAAAGAATATAAATTTAATAAATCAGCAGGTTGTACCCCTGCACTTAAGCTTACAGTACAAACAATAGGTGTAGCGTACGTAAAACCGCTCGAGGCGGGGGAAAGAGTTGCAACATTTTCTATTGTAAAACCTGGAGATACTATATAGTTTGAAATCATAATAACCGTTTAATTAAATAGTTATTACTGATGTGTCTTGGGAAACATCGGATGTAACTATAATACGATTTGAAAAGTCTTGTATATTACTAAAATATAATGCCTGGAAGTTTTCTAAACTATAATTTTTTGAAGTAATAGTAATATCATTAACTGGATAAGAAGGATTCCATATTACTAATGATACACCTTGTACTGTTAAGCCAGTATCTAAACGCTGGGTGTATACTGTGTTAACCCCTACAATATCTTGTATTTGAGCGGTCAAGCTTATTAGATCTAGGTTATACCCTAACGTTAATTTACTTGGATCAAAAAACGCTTGAACAATACCGGTAACTTTATTTTGTATAAGTTGAGTCGAAATCTTAGCAGTACGATCTAGAGTTACTACTAGTCTCGTTTGAGAAATAATATTATTAATATCATTATCACCAGCAGCAGCCAAACCAACTGTTGTTGCTTTATACACCGGATCCATAACAATAATATCAGATGTTAATGTTTTCTTATCTGATGCACCGTTAATAATAATAGATTTTTGTGCAGGTGTAAGATAGTTTATATTGTTAGTAGTTTGATTTGGTGTAGCTCTAGGTAAAGCGTATATATAAACGTTGTTGAAGTTACATGAAGTAGAGAATGCTAATTGATTGTATAGTACTCTATTGTCTTGGTTAGGGTTTGTTAAACCAATATTATACAAATAACGTAAATGATTGTTTACATAATCATTGTTACTATATACAGTTGCGTCTTGTACGATGTTGTTAAACGTGGAAGTAATATAATTTTTAAAGTCTTGAGCTGTAACTAAACGATATTGCGATTTAAACGCTGCAGGAGCGTTTTTACGTATACTGTCAGGAGTTTCTGCATCAGTATAAACTGTAGATGGGTTACTATTTGTAAACTGTAAAGTGGTTATGTTACTTGCATCTAGATACTGTAAGTCCGGGCTAAAAACATCTGTTTGTATTGTATTAAATTGTGCAGTGTTATATATTACAGCAGGTATATTGTTTAAATCCCCGGCACCGATTTGTCCATCTGTACCTAATGATTGTAAATAGTAAATAGCTACTACATCCCCGGGGTTGAGAGATTCCCCACTAATACCATCACCGAACTTTATTTCGTAATTAAGATTTTCGTTGTAACGTACCTCGAAAGCTTTTGAAGTAGCACTTTCAAGATATAATGACTCTGTACGAGTCCATTGTGACCATTTATTTGTGTTTATGTCTCTTACATAAACGTCTATATTAAAGTGGTCTACACTAACAGCACTACCAGGCGCGACAAACACGGTTTCATTAGATGTACCTATAGCGGTATATAATGGGTACTCTGTCCATTTACCTTGATATAAGATTGCTTGGTTACCTACGCTTTCAATGTATTGGTTTGTAGAAAGTGTTTTAGTAAAAGTAACATCTGTATTAAATGTATAAGGAGAGTTGTTTACTCTTAAAAATGAATAACGCGGAATTGTATATGAACCTATTCCTAAATCGCTAGTAGCAGAGCATGAAAAGGTAACGGTTGCCGTTTGCTTGCCAATTGGAGAGTAGTTAATTAACTTAACGACTTTGTTTATGTTTTCATAAATTTGTGCATCCGTAAACATAGACTCTGATGAAGTCTTGTTAAGGTAGTACATAAACGTATGAAACGAATAGGCAATAATATTGGTTATTGCTGTTAAATTGGAACCTTCTAAGTATTGATCTGTAAATAACCCGCTTTGTGTTAAACGAGCACGCATTAAGTCTCTAATCGTAGGAGCATCGAATGCAATGTACTCGTTAGGCTGTACGTTTAAAGCTGATGCGTCTGTGTATGTTGTTGACATCTTTAGGAAAGGGTATAGCCTGTCTTACTTAACGTACCTGGAACTAATACAGGCTTGTTATTTAAGTACGGCATAGTTATATTTAATTCAATGTAATAGGTTTGCTCGTCTATATTCATTTGTATGTTAATGTTTTGCACATTTACACGTGGTTCATACAATGTTAGACCATTTAGTATTGCTTTACCTATACGATTACCATTTGTTTGGGTAATAGGTTCGAACAAATACTGTGCTAAGTTCAATCCATATAACGGATTTAATAAGTTCTGGCCAGGTAAAGTATTAAACAGAGAGTAGATAGAATTCTTAATCGCTGTTTCATCATAATCAGCAGTAATGTCTTTAATTATAGGATTAGCAAAGTCTAAATGTAAATCCGCGTAAGTATACTTGTTAGTTACTACTGCTGGACGTTGTAAACCTGTAAAACTTATGGATGGCATTGTAAAATACTTAGGGAAGGAGTAAGTAATATCATTATATGAAAAACAGTAAGTTTAACTCTTTATATCAAGAGACCTATGGTCGTTTTACACAAGGTAATGGCTTTTTAGTGGGCGATGTTGTAAAATTAAAATCCGGTTATGAAAATGCTGAAGGATATAAAGAGCTCGGTGAGAACATCAAGCAACGTCTTGCTGATATTGTAAAGACAAAAAATAATTTAAGAGTTGGTAGACTACATAGCTATGATGCTGGTACAAGATATAGTGCAGAAGGCGCAAGCGCTGGCCCAGCTCGTCTAGCTGATTGTTACGAAGAGACAGCACCGGGTATGTGGCGTAACTTAGTTACTGTTCCTGTTGCTTGCTTAGAAGAAGTTGATACAGGAATGAATTTACCTCCTGTACCAGACAATCAAAAAGATACGAGAGATAGAGTAACAATGCCTGAAGAGGCTGATAAAGCAAAAGAATTTAAAAGTAAAGCTACTAACCAAGAAACAAGCACTATGAAGAAGCAAACTCATGTTGAAAAAGGTGATTATGAGTTAGCTACAAAAAATACAAAGCTTGCACATTCCAACAAACATAACGATGCTTTACCACCAAAGGTAAAGGGAATGCAAAAAGCTAAAAATTTAAGTGAGTCCTATGCAAGTATGGAAGATCTTTACATTAACATTTTAACTGAAGATGTTGGTGCAGAGGGACAAAGCGCAAATGGTTCCTTAGATGGTGGAGATCAGTTAGCTGGCAACCCACAGGTTCAATCTGAAGAAGGTGATAAGTTTAAAATCGGTGGCAAAACAGTAACCAACACTACAGGTCAAATCGCAGAAGAAGTTTGCCCTATCTGCGGTAAAGATGTTTGTCAGTGTAGTGAAGAAGCTAAAGTGGCTGAAGGTAAAAAACCTTTTTTACCGGGCGGCGATCCTAAAACTACTGAAATTAAAGCTTCAAAGCACTCACACCACGGAAGTTAAGGCAATAAGACAAGAGAAGAAATTAATCTCTTGATCCATTACTAAAGCACTTCGATAAAGATATTCAGAGACTTGCAGCAATGCAAGTCTTTTTTTATCTTCTGAAATAGAGCTCTTATACACTGCATTAAACAGGTCTTTCATTAACTTAGGATAGTCGTTTCCAAAGGTTTGCTCCGACTCTATAACGAATTTACGTATAGACGTAAGGTCTTCTTTGTTCACGGTTTTATCCAGGATCTCTTGTGCGAATCCCTCGTTATTAATCGTACTACTAATAGACAATACACCATCAACAACGCTACGTTGAATATAGTTAATGATTCTTCGTAAATCCGGGTAGTGATAACGAATAACCTCTTTAATCTTCTCTATTTGTTCTTTCTCTACTTGTGTCTTTTCCTGACGAAGAATAAAACCTATTCGTTTAGCATATTCTCCAATAGGAGGAGTAAAATCAGTGAAAACTTGGCATCGAGACTGAATTGGTTGGATAATACGATGTAGATAGTTGCCAGTGAGGATAAAACGGGTATTACCAGCGTACTCTTCCATAACATTACGCAGAGCTCTTTGACCCGCATCAGTAAAGTTGTCAAACTCGTCGAGAAAGATAACCTTAATTTTGCCATCCAAGCTTTTAGTTTGAGCAAATGTAAGAATAGAGGTACGGACTTCGTCGATACCGTTCTTTTCGCTTGCGTTAATGTAAAGGTACTGTGCATCTAGTATTTCATTTATAATTACTTTCGCTAATGTGGTCTTTCCAGTACCAGCATTACCTACTAGCAACATATTAGGTATTTCGTCTTTACGTTTACATTCTTCTATGTACGCACGCAAAGACTCAGATAAAACCATATCGGCCAGTTTAGTTGGCCGATACTTTTCTACCCATATATTCATTAACTGTTCGTTAATTGTCATTATTTCTTTTTAGGTTTAACTGAGAACCCGCCATCTGGATCTGCTACTATCTCTACTTCAGTAGGATTAGTGCCACCCATTTTTTTATTGTATACTTCGTCAGCTTTAGCTGGTTTATCAGACGAACCAAATCCCTTTTCCCCACGAGCGGTTTCACTTACCTGATCAGTCCATTCAATATCGGCCTGTATAAGAGGGTAAACAATAAGTTGAGCAATCTTATCCCCTACATTAAAGCCTTGATCCTCGCCTGTAAAGTTATATAGCTTAATACCCATATCACCTCTATAAGGATTATCGATAATACCAAAATGTGGAAAGATACTTCTTTTAAAACCTACACCAGAGCGTCCTTCAACCCGAATCCAGTAACCAGGTGTAATATAACCTAACTTAAGACCTACAGGTACAACCGCACTACCACGAGCAGGTATAACTACTTGTTCTACTGCAGTAAGATCTAAACCGGAATCTCCTGTATAAGGATCTGC